GTGCAAAGAAACAACTGACAAAGCAAACGCCTAAGGCCAAATTGACAGAAAGTTGTGTTGCGCGAACGCTGACTACTTTCCTTCCGTCTTTTCGTCCTCTTCAGATGAGGGGAGACCAGTTTCATGACAAATTCGATCATTTCGTGCTCTCTCGAGTTCCATAAGAATCTCATAGGCATTTTCATCCTGAAGGAACTTACTTAAAAGCTTCACCTCAGAAGATAGTCTCTTCCCACTTCTGGGACGTGTGGCCGTATGGCCACCACCAGGAGCCTGAGTTTTCTCAGCAGCTTTACGCTGTGCCACAGGGGCAGTACTCCTGCTTCGAGCAGCAACCAAAGCTTTAGAGGATTGTGCTGCATTAGCTCGGCGTTTGACCGTATTCATATCCACCGCACTGGTGGGTCGATCAAGAAGTGCCATCCGATTTGAATGGCTATTAAGTCGTCCTCCTACAACACGCCCAGCATTAGTGCTGAGTGATCGTGGGTCCGTCAACAGATTAGGGGGCAAGGCAAAAACAAACACATCGCCAAGGGCACCAGTAATAAGTCCACCACCGATAAGTCCCACACTAGGTGAGAGTCCAGTGGCGCTAAAAATAAACGCTTGCATAAGCTTGTTTGGTGATGCAGCAGACGCATTGTCCACAAAAACTTGTGTAGCCGTATCATTGCCCGGTATGTCAGAGAAGAGCTGAAGAGATATAGTACCATCTTCAGTATCCAACTCATAAACATCTGTTGTTGCCAGAGAGTTTTCAATCCAATAAAGGAAAGTAAACCAATTCCTCCGGCCCGGCGGATAATGGAGTCTCGGGACTCCATCTCCATCGATCTCAGTCCAAAACCCATCAAGTGAGCCAGGCATTACGAGAAAATTTTTCAGAGGATCTGCGGTAGCACAATCGTAAATCTGAGCGTGCATAGCAGCGCTCGACACGCCTCGAGGTAATCGAGGTTTGTAGAACCACATTTCATAGGTGACCCAAATTTCGGCAATTTTCGCGTGTTCAGCCGGTTGGCCTACAGACGCGATAAATATTGCTCCTAAGTCAAAATTACGAGCGTCATAACCGTCGTAATCTTCATCCACATCAACTAGTAGATGGGTGAGCCCATCGTACGCACGTGCGCACTCAATAGGCATGATTAGAGTTTGAGAAGTCTTACATGAACTTGCGTATTCAAGCTCCAACATTTCAAGCTTAGATGTTGGGCTAGGTGCCAAAGGATTGTATTCTGCAGCCATAGCCATAATACCCATAGACAAGTTTGTTGAAACTTCGCTAGCTTCAGTGACAAGCTCCACCAACATCCCGTGTACTTCATATTCTTGATAGCCATCAGCTTGAGAAGAGAGCCACGGAAAGAGTGTAGTGTTTCCAGGGTTGATCTGATAACGGAGTAAAGAGAACTCCGTGGATGTGGTTGTTGGGATAAACGCTCCAGAGGAGAGATCTCCAATATACTCGCGGTGATTAACAACCGTCGCCTCTCCTTTCTTTGCGTTAACCACACGCGGTGGGGTATTCGCGTTGACCACGACAGACCCAGGATTGACAAGTGAGTTTCGTCGTACTTTGTAATCTCCGAGTCCAAAAACGGTATCAAGGAATCCACCTGCGCGTTTACCAAGATAAGAACCAGCACTCGCACCAAGATCGCCAAAATATGCTCCTTGGCCGGAAACTTTTCCGGGTGCCGATACTGCAACACCCGCCTTTTTGCGACGCGCTCGCACGCGCTTTCGCTTGGCAGGAGCCGCAGTCGTTGTTTGCGTGATAACGACACGTTTCGTCTTCGGTTTGGCGGCACGCTTTTTGCCGCTAGAACTTTTGGCATTGGTACTCATCAATAAAGTTCTTTATGCCTCCAACCACCTCAGCAGTAAAGGTGCAGGACTCCAAACCGGTAAAAAAAGAAAAACAGTCCGAATAGGACGGAACACCCATCGCCACGAAGGCTTGGATGATGGGATCATGCGAGTTTCGGTAATATTCCAAGTGGTAACCTAAAACAGCACGCATCTCATTAAATGTATCAAGATCTCCTCCAAACGCCATCACAGTAAGAGAATAAGCCTTACATAGTGACGCAGAGGGTCGTTTATTCTGTATTTCATAACAAAAAGACGCGAGAAGTCTCTCTTGCTTGTAGACTGGAATCCAGAAGCCATCACGGAAACCAAAATTAAATCCCAAAAATTCCATATCTCGGAGATCCTGAGAAACTACAATAGGGTCCAACTCATAACCAAATAAGGCAAAAGAACTCACGAGGACCTCACGTATCTTATGTTCATACTCAAGAGGAACCGAACCCACACAGTCATCGCCAAATATCTGACGATAAACTAGTGAAACATCTTCAAAATGCGGTTCAACGAGCGATAATGAATACAAATTGCCCATCATATCGTGGGTTAAAATGTTATCCGTCGTAGTATTTCCCGATCCAGAATTATTTCCAATGGCTTTTAGGACTATTGTTCCGTCGGGGTGTATAAGCAAGGAAACGACTGTATTGTCTGCAACCCAGGTCGCCAACTCTATTAACTCAGGTGGCGCAAACGCATTGCGCAAATCATAGCATTCTCTCATAAGTGGACATTTTCTGTCATAGCCTTTCACGTCATACATGAAAAAGACTTTATTCCTGAGAAGACGAAGAGCCAGAATGTTAGTTCCGCCTCCATAGGGGTTAAAACCATAGGATGACGTATGTTTCATTTTCATGGCCTCATTCTGCTTGAGATACAAC